TGGTAACGGCCACGGCGAGCCTCCACGGGTAGCTGCGCTTCAGTTCTCGTTGACGGCGAGTGTGTGTGCCGGTGCGCGAGCGGTAAGAGCAGCGTGTTGAGAGCAGGCGGCGCATGCGCTTTGAACAGCGCAAGACATCGTTTTCAGGCCGGCTTGCCACCTTGGGCAGCGGATGCGTGGTCAGGATGGGTGCTGACGGATGACATCATCCGTCAGCATTGACCAGCCGGGCCAGCGGATCTCAGGCGTTAGTCGGTGTCGGCGGCTCCGAGGGATGTCAGATCCGAGACGTTGACAACGCCCCCGGTGTTGGAGCGGACGACGAAGATGCCGGCCTGCGGCGAGGCTGCCGTAGCGACGTTTCCGATAATCATGTCGCCAACCCGCAGCATGTCGGCCGCGGTATCGAAGTAGCCCGCCGTATCGACAACGGCGGCTGTGTCGGTCGTGCCGTAGTGCCAAAGGGTGAATCCATTGGCATAGGCGAGGACGCTCAGGTTTTTCGCATTGTAGGCCATCTTGTTAAGTCCTCTCCTTCTAGCTCTCGGCGCAGGGCAGCGTGACCACGCCGGTCGGGTCGATCAGGCAGGCGCCCTGGCTCATCATGTTGTTGATGAAATGCGCCGCTCGATCGCCGTGCCAGGTGATGTCCGTCTTGACCTCCGAGCCGATGGCATGGCCAATGGCGGTCTTGTGGTACCAGAAGCACTTGCGGACGCCGGCGGTTTTGGGCAGGCTCGAATGCGGCATCCACAGGGTGCCGAGCCAGCGTTTTGCTTGCGTGCCTTTCCAGGGCAGTTCGTCATCTCCGACATAATCGGCGTTGGCGAATTCCGCGATCGTGAGCAGCTGACTCCACTGCTTCCAGCCCACAATCGCGAAGCGCTGACCGTCGTCGGGAACGTCGGCTTCGCCCAACGATTCGAAGGCGGCCAACACCTTGTCGCGGGTCAGCCCTGCGCTGTCGACGCCGACCTGATTGGTCGAGCTCGCCAACTGAACGATGATCAACTCGTCCGTTTTTCTGCCGAGCGCATAGGCGCCGGCCTTGGCAACGACCTGCTGCTCGTTGATATTCGTCTTGAGTTCGTCGAGCTTGTCGACCCAGTCCCCGGCATAATAATCCTGAAGAACGCACTCAACGGAATCATGATCGACATTCATGACGGGAACTTTGCCGTGACGAGCCTTCGTATTGGCCGTGCCCTTGCCGACCTTCTGAAAGGTGGTTGTTGATCCGATAACACTCGCCTTGGTCCGTACCGTGTTGCGCAGCTTCGCACCCATCTGCTGGTACTGGACATGAACTTCAGCTTCGAAGTTTTTGACGAAAGACAATTCGACGTGCGTCGACATGCACGAGCTCCTGTTGCTACTTGCGTTGCGGGTTGAAGATGCCGTGCGTTCGGTTCTGGGCGAGCCGCCGGACGCGGCGGGTAGCGTGGATGCCGGGCCTCAAGCTGGTGGAGCCGCCGTTGGTTTTCCGGCCGGAACAAAGCCCGACGATGACGGCCGTCGGGAAGCTGTCAGTGAAGCGCGCGCCTTCGCGGCATCTGTCTTTGCCGCGTCGGCCGGCGCGATCGCCCCGGAGGTTCTGGCCTCAGGGATAAAGCTTGCGGAAGCCTTGCCGCACCTTGTCGATGAAGGAAGGGTCCTGATCGCGCCAGTAGCGCGGATCGCGCATCCATTCCTTCAGCTCAACCTCTGTCGGGGCGGCGTTGGCTGTCGATCCGCCGTGAACCAGGCTTGGCTCGCCCTCGCTCATCATTCGGTGCATGGCGAGCACGCCTTCGGATGTCGTGGCAAGCGCCTCGAACACCTGGCTCGGCAGGGACGATTTGCCCCACGCGGTGATCTGCTGGGAGGCTTGGCGCCACGTCTCCGCGCCTCCGAAATGATCAACAAGGCGCCTGATCTGATTTTCCGCTTCGAACACCGAGGCCACTTCGGCGATCATCGGGGTCAACCGCTCGGCGGCCAGCTCATACACCAGCTGCGCCTGCTGGCGTGTGAACCCGGCTGCGTGCAGACGCCCGTTGATGTCCGGATCGCTCTGCAGCAGGGGGTCATCGAGTTGGATGGCGTACTCCTCCGGAGACGAAGGGATATCGAGCGCCGGCATGCTGCCCATCTTACGCTCGAGTTCGGTGTAGGATTTGAGCAGGGCCTCCGTTCGTATCTCGCCGCGCTCGCCGTCCCAGAACTTTTCCGGGATGTCCTCAGGCCGCTGCCGAGCCGGCGCCTCGACGCTTTTGCCGAGCCCGTCGGGCGGTGCCGCCTCGTCCAGGCCGCGTTCGCCACCGGCACTGTCGTATCCGGCCTCAAGAAGATTCTCGGTCATGGTTGCTCCCCTTCATTCTCGCGCTTTTGAGCGTCGGAGGAAATTCCTGTCACAGAGGGCCAGCGGTTCGCCCGCTCAACGAGCGTGCAGATGTAGACAACGAGCTGGCGCTGTCCCTCGACATAACGCAGAAGGTTGTCGTGACTTTCTGGGCCGAGGACACGCTCAAGGGTCAGGGCTCTGAGGTGTTTCAAGACGCGGGAGCCATGACTGCCGCGAAAGCAGCTGGCAAACGCGCGGACAAGCTCGGCGTCCGTCTCCTCCGCCGCGACGTCTTCAAGAGTTCCGGCTGCAGAGTCGAACCAATCCCAGCCGTCATGGGAGCTTGTCATAACCAGCCTCCTTGCTCACCGGGACCATCGTCTCAGCCGCGGCGGTCGCGAGGGTTTCGATCACCGGGGACTTGAGCAGATCGCCGACGGCAAGGGCCTCGATTGGCGTTTCTTCAAGACCGCGCATGATCTCCCCCGGCACGCCAAGCGCTTGGCCGAGCCAGCGGGCGGCGGCGCCCTGATCGACGACGGCCATGCCCTGGGGGCCGAGCTCCTTGACCACGTTCAACCACAGGATCGTATTCTGCGCATCCTGCTGCGCCTGGTAGCGCGCCGGGGCGGCGTTGTATTCCAGCACAACGGCGTGCCCGTCGATCGGCAGATCGGCGATTTCGCCACGCCGTGCGAGGATCGTCTGGGCGCGAGAGACAAGCGGCGTCAGAAGCTCGGTTTGCAGCCGTCCGAAGGTCGCGCCAAGAATGCGGGACATTTCGGCCGCGCGCTCGAGAACTTCCGTCGCCGACATCCGCGGACCGTTGATCTGGCCGAGTTGATCGACGAACATGGCCTTGCGGATGCGACCCCGCAGCTGGTCAAGGACAAGCTCCGAGACATCGAAGCGGCCCGGAGCTTCCAGTGGCCGCAGCCCCGCCGATCCCACGGCCTTCGGAATGATGGCGCCGGGAACGAGCTTGATCGTGGCGGGATTGATGACGCCGTCGTCGTCCGCCTGCCAGATGCCGGTAACGGCGATCGACGCGTTTTTCAGCACCAGCTCGACCACCTTGTTGGCGGTCTTGATGTCGGGGAGCGCCTTCATGACCGGCGAGCGGCCGTAGATCTCGCCTGGAGCTTTCAGCCAGCGGAAGTTGATGAACGGCGCGGAGGAGAAGCTGCCTCTCGCCAGGACGATCGGGTCTGCCGCTTGAACGAAGCCCATGTCCACGAATGCGAGATAGGAATGCCCCCGGCGATCGGGGATGACCGCTTCAAGCACGGCAATCCGCGCATCGGCATTGTCGGCGATTTCCCGCATCAGCGGCTCGGCGGCGCGCGCCTCCGGAAAACGTTCCAGCAGTTGAGCCGCCGTGAGCTCGCTGCGCCGGAACGTCGTGTCGAGCCGCCCGCTGGCCCCTTCCTCGACGGCAACCTGCGAGAGCGGTACGGCAGCGAAGCGAAAGGCCGAATACTCGCCCGCCGAAGCCTCTTCGAACATCAGCGATGCCGTGCCCGCGGTGGCGAGGTCGAGAAAGCACTGGTGGATCTCGACGGCAAAGTTGGAACGATCGAAGTGCGAAAGAAGGATGCGCGTATTCCGCTCCAACTCGGCCGCGAGGTCGCGTCGGCCGGCGGCATCCGCGTCGGGGCCGGGTGCGATCCGAAACCAGCGCGCCCATGGCGGCGTCAGTTGGCTCATCAGGCTGGCCGCCAGTTGATCCACGGCATCGGGCGCCGTGCCGTCGAACAAACGATCGGTTCGCCGTTCGCCGGGGCGTCGTGGGGACGTTATTCCTCCACAGTGCGGCAAAGCGTATTCATAGCACTCTTCCCACAGGTTCTCCCATGCCGACCGGCGATGTCGAGCGCGCTGGTAGCGCTCGTGAATGGCTTTCGGATCGAGGACCGGCATTGTCATTCGCCCAACAGGGACTTGCGTTGAAGCCCGTTATCGCTCAGCAACAAGAGCCCGCGCGGGGAGGTTGCAATCGTACTGGCCAGGCCGCGTTGACGGCGCGCGATGGCATCAAGCCGCTTACGGCGCTCGATTTCATCGGTGTCGGCGGCCTGTGGAGCGGCCGGTGGAGCGGCCGTCAGGGCGGTCAGCGACGCTGCGGGCAAGGGCGTCGGCAAGGCTGGTGACGGTGAGCGAAACAAGCTTCCCATGAATCCACTCCTCTTTTTGCAACGGAGTCCCTGTGAGGGCTTTGATGTCAGGGCGCACGTCACCCGTTCGTCGGTGCATCTATAGAGGGAAAAATCCACAGCGTCAAGGAAAATATACCTATAAAGGGTTGGCGAGGTAACGGTACAGTTGCCATGGCGTGTTGACCGACCGGGCGTGAATGCCGAGAACACGCTTGACAGCCTCAACGCAGGTAAGCGGCCTCAGCGGGGCGACTTGCAGCGGCGCCGCCCGCACGCTGGTTTCGATGACGCTAAGGCCGTGGTCGCGGTACCATTGGCCAAGATCGGCCGCCGCGCTTTTGTTGATGATGAGCAAGTCGATCTGGTGGCAAAGGGGATCGCAGATGATCCAGTGGTCGTTCCGGCAGACCGCCACGAAGCAGTGGCGGAATCCCGGTCGAAGGATGCTGAGGCACGGAAGCGACGTATCTCCGGAGAATACGACAAGAGCCGGTGCAGGTCCGGCAAGCTGATTCGCATCCTCGCAGCGGCATGCTTCGAAGTGTTCGCTCATACGATGATATGTTTCGACCGCAAAACGCCGGCCAGGCCTTCAAGGGCTTCTTGCCAAAGGCGTGCGGCACGGTCTTCGTCGTCCTGACGCGGATCCGGTGGACGGCCGAGAAGTCCAAAGGTTGCAAGGACCGTCA